GGCTCGGGTTAGATTGATACCAGGCATCCTTGTCGGTTATTTCAGCGCCCGGCTCTGCCGACCATTCGAACCAGCCAATCGAATCGTCTGCCCCTTCACTAGCTGCAAGGCCACGCTCTCTGAACTTCAATAACATGACCGAATTAGCATGCCCCGCGTTGGAATAGACATAGGCCTGCGGGTTGGGATTACTCATCTGGGTAAATCGCATTGATGACCAAACATCTTCAGTATCGAACTCGCGTAATTCGTCAATATGAATTACGTCGGGTGCTGCAATTCCTCGAGCCGCTGAATTACCGGCACGGATAAGGTAACGAGCGCCATTCTTAAATCGAATCTCCTGCGATCCTTTAGACTCGTACTTCTTAGCAAAGTTATCTAATAGCAATTGGCTATTTTCAATCATCTGGCTTACCTTGTAAAAGATTTCACTCGATGTAGTTAACTTATGAGCTGTGGCAAGGTGCATTTTCTCGCCAAGTACATAGATTCCAAACAAGATTCTTAACGCCATGAAGGTAGATTTGCCCTGCTGGCGCGGCAACATAATGCCAATAAGCGGATGAGCCCAGCGACCATCTGGCTTATATCGCAGGCAATCTCTGGCTAGATTTTCTTGCCAAGGTAGCAGCGGGAATCCAATATCTTTGCAGAACTGAATCATTTCATCGCCCCGAGTAGGTAAATCCAAGGGTTTGGATCTGATTCTTGGCTCCTGAGAGCCTTTACGCGGTTCTACTACCCCTTCCTCAGCCGTTTGCAGCCCGATAGAGCCGTTTTGAGTCGTCATGACTGGTTTGCATCCGGTTCGAACCGATAGTGGCTGATTGAGGCGTTTTCGGGGTAAAAAGAACCATGAAGGGTCGGGGGTGTCTTAGGCCTATCAAAAAACCTACCCCCCTTGCTGCTATTGCAACTGCTGCATAATACTTGCAGGTTATCTAGGCTATCTGTTCCACCAGCGACTCTAGGGATGATGTGGTCAACGCTCAGGTTTTCTTCTGTGCCACACATCTGGCAGCATCCATCGCGTCGTATTACTTGCTCTCTCAGTCTGCGCCAAGCAGATGTAGATCCTGATTGTTTAAGCTTTGACATAGTGACTCTTATAGCAATGAACGCAGAATGCGTAATGAATACCTTGCTCATGAAATGAGCAGTACTTATGACCAAGCAACCAACAGAACAATCCTCTAATCATTGCTCACCCACATTGCTATCAATGAACATAGCCTTATAGCATCGCATGCAGCTGTAAACATCGGGAGCATGCCAGATGAAGATGTCGTGCTTGCACTCTTCTGTCATTGCCAACCCTTTACCTTAAGATGATGTAACGCCTTGCAATAGTCAGGCTCATCATACTTGGTTATACCGTACCTATGTTGGACATACTTCCAATAGAAGTAGAACTGATAGTCATATGGAGCATCTATTAGTAGTTCATTCCTTATCTGGTAATACCCATAATGACTACCATTTACTGCATCTATTCGATTACTAGACTCTCTAAATGTAATCTCATTATGGCAATGTAATTGATTATCTGTTAATTGATAATCAGCTAATGAATGTAAATCGTAATATGGATCTATTGAGCCTTGTCCTATAGCAGTACTCTGCATAGATAGAGCTATCCCAATAACGATTGCTACCGGGCGGGCTATGCGCTTAGGCGCCCGCCCTGAGCCTTTGAAGGCTCTAGCCAAGAGTGTACCGACCCTGTCAAGCATGTGGATAACTCCCGCGTTAAGTGCGTGTCGTACCCTACTTATCCACAAGTGTGCATAACTATCGAACCGTGCTAATCCCCGCAAGTGCTTCAACATTTTCAGCTCCTAACGCCCACATTGAGCATCTCCATCGATGTTTAATTAGATCGCCATTGCGATTCACGAAGGCCATATTGGCAGGCAAATAAGTAACTGATGCTGGGCTATTCCATAGCTCGTTAACCCAACGCCCATTACTCGATAGCGGCACAAGGCATACGCCATTGCCGTGTTCAAGGAACTTATGAATCCATGGAGTAATCTTGCTAAATGGAGGATTCATCCAAACCCGACCAGCCCAAGGCTGAATCAGTCCATTGTCATCTTCTGTGTAAAACCTGTCAGCAGGAACCGTTATCTGTGTACGATCTTTGGGTGCTGCTACATCTAAATCAAATCTAAGCCCCATGGCATCAAATACCCATTGTGGCGTGTAACATTCGTCGTTTTTTGGTCTTTCCATCATTACTCCCTAGTTGTCTGTGGAATAGAACCCTGAACCCTTAAACTGAACACCTGGAACGCTATAAATCTTTTGCATAGGATTATGGCAGAACTGGCATGTCACTCGATGGGGCTCGTGGATGCTTAGCTCTTTCTCATATCTGAGATTGGCCTCGCAATCAGGATTCGTGCATTCAAATTCATAGATTGGCATCAGATACCTTGCATGTCCGGCATGGGACGTCCTTTAATTTCCACGATCCACATTGTGTGCATCTTTCAGGCTCTAATTCTACCGAATCTTTATTAATATCACCGTAAATCGGTAGAAGTAGCTGCACCAAGTCTGCAAACCGCATAAAGGCCAGATACTCGGAAGCATCTTCTCCTTGGCCATTCATACGGCACACCACGAACGGAAGCTCTTTGCCATCTGCCCGCTTGCTCGCTTGGCGCAGCCACTCTAATGGCTGGAACGCCGACCTAGCCTTAACCTCGACGTCGAACGGGACGCCTGTTATATCTTTTCCAGCCCCGCGACCGATTCCCGCGTATGGCCACCATTGCTGGAGATAACTAGCAACGACTCTTTCGGTACGCAGGCCCCGGTCTTTTCTGTGACGTGACATAGAAACCGTGTCTATGCCCTACCAGCAGAATTTACTGTGTGGCACTTATTGCAAGTCCACTCTTTCATGATCCAACGCTGTCTAATCTGTTTCCAAGTTGGAACTTCATTGCACATCTGGCAAATCAGTTTATATCCCAGTTCTTCTAACGCTGCTGCATTGGCTCGAATATTTTCTTCTTCTTCAGCTGTAGGAAATGACTCCCATTCCCCATCTTGGTTTAGGAATTGAATGTGTCCCATTATTTTTTGACCTGTGGCTTCCATAATCCGGTCTCTTTATCAATTTCGTACCATCGAGGCTCGCACTTTTCAGTAGATGCGCCTGGCATTCCGCTCGTTACCTGGTTAACGCAACGCCAATGTCCCCACGGCTTACCAGCTTTGGTCGTACCAGTTTTCCAAATCATTTCGCCATGAGGGCAACGCTGTACATCCGATTCCGTTGTGCCACCAAGAAGTGATTTCACCGTCTCGACTGCTCCTTCCATAGTCTGAACTGGCGCTGCTACTTGCATTGTCCAAGGATCTTCCTCCTTTGGTACCGGGACATATTCGCTTGCTGTTTGGGCTAACTTGGCCTTTGTCTCAGCTAGTAAAGCCTCATTGTTAACCTTGACTGCAACCTTGGTCATCTCTTCCCGAGATGCACGCTTGCCCTTAGTTGCGTAGCCCGCATTAGCGAGAGCACGACCAATCGCACTTGTCTCGCAATTTTCAAGAGCCGAAGTAGCATTGACGCCGCGACCCTGGACCGTTTCTTCAGCAAGCCCAGTCGTCCAAGGTCTAGCATCAGCCTCAGTTCGAAAGATACTAGCTTCAACGATAAACCGAGAAGCAGAGTGATCCAGTAATTTCGTATGAATCTGACCATCTGGGTGATCCTTCCAGAATTTAACCAGTCGCTCTTCGACGGTCTCGTAATCTTCTAAATTAAACATAAAGCTCATTCTCCTGTGTCTGTAGGGCGCCACTTATGGCAATGTACGCTGCCGCGTCGACGTTATTGTCGACCTTTGCAGTCTCCATGCTTCGTGCGATTTTGACCAATGCCATACAAGTTGCAACCTGATGGTCGTCGATGGGCACTTCAAGGTATGCACTCCAGAGTCGTGCTGTTCTTTGCATGTTATCGCTTGGGTGTCCATAGTCCATTCCACGATCTTGGATAATGGCTTTTGCTTCAGTAAGGAAGTCACCTGCGTTCATCGATTCACCTGCTGTAGTTGACGCTGTTGACGTGAATAGGCAACTCGTCCAGCAATCTTGCCATGTTCATGTCCCTTGGCGTAACCCAACAGAAATCCAAATACGAGCCCTAGCGAGCCCATTAAAGTTAAAGCTAAGTCGGTGTTCATTTTGCTCCCATTCCGTCAGTATTTCTGACTTGTGAGAACCTTACATGAGCCTTATTCGGCATCCACCCTTTTTAGATAACGAAATGATAACGATTTGGCTAGGGTCCTCGTCCTCCATATAGGGGATAGCAATGCTAGCGGGCGCGTCCATAAACCTTGCCTTGGACGATAAATGTGCCGTTCTTTTCAATGTTGATAATGTCTACTTGGACTGTAGATCCATGAACGTACATGATGGCAAAGGCTTGCTGCCAATTCGCCGTTCCCTTGGTGTATGAGGCCTGTTTGAAGTCCATGAGATTACCTACCTCGACTCCATGTAAAACACGCCCTAAACGGCCTCCAGAGGCCTCTGTGAAGGCGCTACGGCCTGCCCTATGGGTATGACCGGAGATAACGTTCTTTCCGTGCCTTCTAGCGGCTTCTAGGGCGCTTAAACCGCCCAGTTGCTTAATAGGCGTATGGTCGCCATGGACGGCAATCCAGCCCGGAGCGATAGGCATTGGGTTCTTATGGAAGGTTATGCCTAGCTCATCGAACTTCATAAACTTTTCGAACCGCAGCTCTGGCAATGACAAGAACGACGGAATCTTCTTCATGATGATGTTATATAGACGATCTGTGTGGTTGCTTCTGATGCAGTCAGTAACACCCAACTCCCAGAGCAGTTCGACGCATCTGTCACGATCATCGCCAAGGCTCTGCTCATAGGCTTGAGGGGTTCCCTCACTCCACTTGCTGATGGTTTGGAAGTCAATTTCGTCACCGATAGTAACTGTTTGGTCTGGCTTAAATTTCTGTAGGAATCTTGCTATGTTCTGAGTTACATGGACATCCTCGAAAGGAACCTGTAAATCGCTCAGAATAACGATTCGTTTCATTTAATCCTCGTCGTCGTCCTCATAGGGGATATTGTCGATTCGATTGGGGAGGTTTGGAATAATCCAATCTGGAAACGTTTCACGATCTGATAGCAACCAAAAGGCATGAGTCTCTGTGAACCCTGCTCTGCGTAAAGACTTGTAATACTCATTAAGCGCAATGGCATAAGCATCCAAAGCGCTGTAGGTATCTAGGTCTATGACTGGTCGTTTCCTTGCCATGGGATAAGTGTTACCTGCCTAACATCTCGATTATGGTATCGACACGCGCTTCTAAACGATTTACCTGGTCTTTGATAGATGAGCCGCTATTTGGCTTTAGTTCCGCGAGGTAGTGCTTTACTAACCAGCGCACTAAGCCAATAAATGAACCAATAACGGTCGTTACAGCAACTGCAACAGCCGCTATGTCCTGCGCTGTCACTTTTTCGGAGTGGCATAACCAAAGACGCCAGCAAGTATGGCCCAGAGTACTGAGCGATAATCCAATGCAAAGTTTGATGCAGCCCAAGCCGAAAGGAATGCGCCAGCAGTCAGGATGTATGGATTTTTCATGTTCATTCGGTTCCGCCTATCATCGGGATATTAAAGAACGAGCCATCCGACTCGCCTTTTTTAGTGAAAGAAATGTGGCAATGCTTCCGATGCGGATTAGGTCCTTTGTAAGTTCTCCAACGCCAGCCCAAGATAGGCGATGCAATTCGTCCATCGAAGATGATGTATTTGATTCTTTTATCTCGCTTTGCAGCTTGACGAATCTGATCTGCCAGATTAGGCATGAGGTCTGGTTTACCGGATTTACCTGCAAGGTCTCGGTCAACGTCGATGGCACATACCCAGCCTTGAGCATTGGGGATGTGATCAGAGCGACCCGCAGCAACATGGCGGGCATCGGCAATCCAGCCATCACTACTACGATCTCTATCGGGGAACGCATCATCGATTTGTTCACGAAGTTGAACCCCCGCCTTGCATAGTTTTGGGGTCATGCCAATAGAGCGGCTACTTCTTCGGCTGTAAGACCGAGTTTTTCCAGAACTGCTTGCTTTGTGTCATTTATTGCAGCCTCTTTTGCTGCTTCTGCTTTTTCAACAGCAACGATTGCGGCATCGATTTCTTTTTTGGTTGGAGCATCGCCTTCTAGTACGTCCCAAGTGATAGTTGAGTAATCTCCACCAATAATTGAAAACTCCGCAGTTGGACGAAGGGACTTAATAGCCAATACTAATTTGTCTGTATTTGTAAGCATTATGCACCAATTTCCATAAGAATTATTACTGAAGTATTGTTATCTGATTGAGCAGTAATTGAGCCGCTATTTGACGTTGAATAAATTGCCGCTTGAGTTTTATAGGTCGTTGAAGAAGTCGTAGCAGGTGAATCTAAATATGAAGCCGCCATGATTTGGCGAAATGCGTTATTTCCGTCGGCTGGCTTACCAGTTCTAAATCCTGCGGCAAGATTTCCGTTTCCGCCGCCGTCCCATACTTCGGTACTTCCTCGAAGAATGCTCCAACCAAACGCGCTAAACTCATCAACACGTGCTTGATAAATTTGCTGGGTAACTATTACCAAAATTTTGCTGGTTGAGGCTGAAGGTGTAATCGAACATGAAAGACCTGTATCTGTCATAGTTGTTGATGCTATTGCTACGTCCGTAGTGGTAGTGGCTTGAACTACTTGTAGAACTTTACCGCCGCCGCCAGCAGGGGTTGCCCATTTGAGACCAGTTGCGGTCGTGGAATCAGCTGTAAGAACTTGTCCGTTAGTGCCAACTGCCAAACGTGCAGGGGTATCTGCGGCTGTTGCTGATATTAAATCGCCTTTAGCATCGAGGATTGTTAAAGGATCTACAGCAACCCAAGAAAAATCTAAATCTGTATTTGAAGCCTTGGCTAGTACTTGACCAGTAGTGCCACCCTTCAGGTCAACGAGAGCCGTATCAATGTCTTGTCCCAGCGCAGCGATAGCTGTGGCGCCATCCTTCACCAAGTCAGTTGACTGTGGAATGTCCCAGCCAAAGTTAGTAGTTGTTGTTGCCATTACGCTACGACTCCAATCGCATCTAGCCAGGTTAGGCTGGTATTAAGTGTGTTCCATGTCTCCGCTGCATTTACTTGTTCCCATTTTACCGCAACTTGGGAGAAACTTATCGGAGAAGCGTTAAAAGTTATGGATAGATTATTTAGGCTTGCGCGGAAGGTCCAACCTTCCACATAACCTTGAAACGACCCATTGCTGATGTTTCCGGGCAGATTCTGAACCCAGACTGGCTGGCCCATGAAAATGTTCAATAGAGCATCACGGTCGGCATCGTCGATTTCTGGGTTTCCAAGGACAAAGGTAATTCCTTGAAATTTTGGATATGGGTAGGCCCTTAATTCTATGTAACGATCCGCTAGGTTTTCAGCGTCACTTTGATTTTTGATTCTTGACAAAAAGGTTTCGCCATAAGTGCCATAGAGCGATTGGCTGGTGATATCTTCGGCGGTATAAGAGCCAGAGCCATTATTGCCATATTGGATGTTATAAAAGTTTCTAAGATCTCCAGCACGAGTTGTGGCGGCTAACCCAATGCCATTGGCATGATTTGCGTCTAGCGTTGTGTAGCCGTTGTTGGCTAGGTAATCCTGACGATGGGTTGAGTCTGCATAGCCTATGTTGCCATTGGAATCTTCGTAGATAACCCCAAAGGCAGAATTGGCAATATCTGATACCAAAGAGTAAAGGTCCGTATTGCTGGAAGATCTAGCAATCATTTCATAGTCGCCTGGTTGATCTATATCCCCCAAGCCGATATTTACCGCATTAGCCCACGTTTCGGTAGGGTTATAGTTAGCCCACGTTTCCGCTGCTGGCACTTCGTTCCATTGCCCTAAAAGGTAACCCGATAACAATGTGTAAATTTGGTCGCCGTCATAGTCGGCGTTAAGAACCCCAGCATCGATGATTTTAGGCAATTTAGATAATGCGCCAAGAGCTGTAATTGTTGCTGCTGTGGTGTATCCGATAGTTCCCGCTCTGTTAACTGAAACGGTTAAATCTGAAATTGTACCGCCAAAGATAGGCACATACGCATTACTTGAATCTGTTACTTGAACTGAGAGGCTAGTGCCGACCGTAAAGTCATAACTGCTGTTATCAAAGTTAAGTAACTGTAATTGACAATACCCGGCAACTGGTTGCTGGTTGATATCTGTGCGGCCTGAAGTAATTGTTAAATTGGCGACCGTGACGTCTGTAACCTCATAACCGTCTACCTGAATCTTGTAGGTTGGAGTCCATGCGGTCATGCGTAAATTAGACCTCCACCCAAGGTTCCACGAGCTGAAGAATCATTAAGTAATCCCACAATCTGACGGGCAGTAGATTCAGGATCTATGGCGCCATTGACTGTGATGTTGACTCCGGCATTGGGATTGTAGTTAAGACCAGTACGAGGGTTATATGAAATCATGCCGTCTGAAGGCATGGAAGGCACAGGCGCTACTGTTGCCGGAGCAAGTGCGGCAGTAGAGAACGAAGCCGCACCTGATGTTGATGCCCCGCTAAAGAAATTGCCTACGGCTGAACCTGCACCGCGAATGGCGTCAATAATTCCTTTTATCGCATTGTAGATTCTTGTAATCTTATCCACGAAAGAAGCAAACTGGTCAATGACCCCAGAAATAAACTTGCCAAGTGATTCAATAGCAAAACCTAATGTCTTGCCTAAAACTGGTGCTAAGTAATCTTTGGCAAAATTATAGATAGCAATCATGAAATTGTAGAAAGGCTGCAATTCATCATTGTTGCGTGCCAAGGAATCTCGAACATTATTAAAGGCTGATCGTACGCCATTGATGATTGGCTGAATAACCTTCATAATTGGCTGTAATTTATCGCCTATATTGCTAGTGAATTCTTGAATTGCCGGAACAACGTGCCGGACAATGACATTGACCAAAGGCGTAATGGCATCGAGGATAAATGCGCCAACGGTTTCTTTGCCTTCATCAAAGGCTATTTGCAAACGAGTTAATTTGCCTTGAAATGTGTCTGCTTGCGCGGAAGCCTGATTTTTGAAGGTATTTGCTAACTTCTCGGTAATTTCATCCATGCTCATGGTTTTGAGCTGAGCAGATGATAAACCAATGCCTAATTTAGCCAGCGCAGCGGTATTGCCTTCGGCTGCCTTAGCCATCGCGTTGGTTACGGCTTCAAGCGATTTACCGCTACCAGCGGCAACATCGATTGCGACAGTTTGTAGTTTCTGAGCCTTTTCAAGATCACCGGTAGCGCGAGCCAGGCGTTCAATGCTTGGTCGCAATTCATCATCAGTAACCCCAAAGGCTAAAGAGGTTTTAGTAATGTAATCCTCGGTTGCCGCTATTTGGTTCTCTGTGGCCCCTGTGACGTTCTTTAATGTGAGGGCTAACTTAGTCTGTGCTGCAGCATCTTCTATGGCTGCTTTGACCCCATCAATGGCTAATTTGCCTGCATAGGCAACGGCTGCTGCTCCAGCAGCTGCAAAGGCTAGACCAGCCTTTTTGCCAAACTCTCCAACCTTATCGCCAAAAGTGGCAACATCTTTGTCGGCTGTTTTAAGGTTTTTAGTAAAGTTGTCGACGTCAGCAAGCAGTTTAAGCGTTAACGCTCTTGTACCTGTTGCCATTATGTCCACTCCTTTAAAATCTTGTTAAATGATTCAGTCCATCTAGCAACGATTTCAGGTTGAATCCTGCGAAGCGTTGGGTAGATAAACCAACCCTTTGAGCCTCGGCCTTGACGGCCTGACCACACCGGGAATTGCTTGTATTTGTTAGATCCGAATTCTGAACCGCCCCAGATATCTTTAGTGGTTGCCCCACCAGAAAATTTCTGAGAAGCAAAACCATAAGTAATCTCACCTATGCGGCTGGACTTTTTAACCCTAGAACCATCTGCAATTCTGCCTGCTACTTTTCTACTTTGTAGAGACCTAGCGGTTTGAATAACTTCTGCTCTAGCGAATTCAGCCAGAGCGCCTGATTGGCGCTTGGCCTCATCGTTGGCTTCTTCACCCATATTCTTCAAGGCCTTAAATACTTGACGAAGTTCAGTCTGGTCAAGTGCTACCAACTCACTTGCCATTCCGTTCCTCCAGTATCTCTACAGCTGTAAGAATATCTTCGGCATTTTGCCAATGATCCATAGGAATCTGTGTGGCTATTGCCAGTTCAACTAAGAGTCGGCTTACGCTTCCTCTTGGATGACTTTTGGGTCGCCTTCACCTACTTCGACGTCTGCCACGGATTCCATCCAAACCTCGAGGGGCTTGGTTGGCTTCCCGCCTGCTTCACGCTTCATGGCGCTGTGAGCGACATAAAGAATGTCCCACATCCCGCCAAACTGAGCGATGACCTTTTTAGTGGTCATCTCCCAGCGGGCGTAATCTGGTGGTCGAACCATGTAAGTGGTTTCGGATCCATCTATATATTTAATTGTTATTTGCTGTTGCATTGTGTGCTCCCGTTTCTATCGGCTTAGGAGAATGTCTCGGTGACAGTTCCGTTTGCGACCTTGAATGTGAAGTCTACAGTCTGTGCGTCTGTTCCAGCGCCTCCTGCTGTTGGAAATTCAGGAAGAATTGGGAATACGAACTGAGCGCCTGTAGCAGCTGTAAGGGTTACTGAAATTGTGGTGTCTGGTGCTTCTGCTGCTGCCCAAAGTGCTTCGCATACAGATGAGGTCTTACCCCAGTCAGCGAGCATTGAAAGAGCAAAGGTTGCCTCTGTGTTGACAGTCTTGTAAGCCTCGCCGTCAAGAGTCTGGTAAGTCTCACGAACGTTGGTCTTTGTAAGAACTGCTGAAAGTGCTTGAGCCTCGATATCTGTTCCACCTGTGAAAGATAGAGAAATATCGCGACCTGTGATTACTGTGGTTGCCATTATTTATCCTTAGTTTGTTTGTGTGTAGTAGGTAGAAACTCTGATATCTGCCACCAAGACATTGGATGGGCCGACCTGAGTAACCGTTGGTTTTTCAACCGCTCCGACTGTGTACCCGGTAGGGATCACCTTCAGAACACTTATGACGAGCTGCTCGAGGTTGTCGAGCGATGCAGGGTTGCTGTTATAGGCAACCGCTACTGAGATGACAAGATTAATTTTGATGTGCAACGTGGATTTGTTAATTGTTTCCAATTCAAGATATGGAGAGTCCGGGACTGTAACCACGAAAGGAACCATTGGAGCCTCTGGCACATAGGCATAAACGTTGCCTGCTACGTTAGCAAAGGCATTGGCTAATGGTTGACGGACTGTATCGAGAATCGTATTAGGCATTTACTGCACCATTGAATCGGTATCGATGTATGGCCCCAATAAACCAGATACGCGGTTAAACAAGCTGCGACCCAAGCGATATGGGCTAACGTTTGTAAAGTCGATGCCTTCAATCTGACCACCTGGAGCGATGCGAGACTGAAACACTTCTACTGACACGGCAAGAACTGCAGATTCGACTGCGCTAACTCCCACGTATGTTGCAGCACCTGTAAGGGTAGCCAATCCTGATGGAATCACTTTGCGCTGGTCAATATCAGCGTTTGTAATTGCTACTGTGAAATAGCCAGTAAATTCTGAATAGATTGCGTCTACGAATACGCGAGAATCTGATCTAACGACGAATCCTTCAGCATCGATGTTGCTAGATTCTAGGATTGTAAAAGTTCCGTTAAATGGGGAGCCGCATCCTGTGATGACTACGCTCTGACCCGCTGTAAAGTTGTTGTCGCCAAGTACGCGATATGTCGCGATGTTATTCTCAAGTTCAACTGATGAAATTGGTGATGCATAACGGACGAGCATAGGCAGAATCACGGCCTCAGCTGTATCAATCACATCTGTGAGATATGCGTCCGAATAGAGGGAACTAGAAACGCCAAGGACAGAGCGAAGCTCGCTTGCTGTAACTATTGTGGCCATTTCTAGTTCCTCTCGTTAAACGGCTGGGGGAGCCACCGGGAGCAGCAGCTCCCCCATGATTAGTTTGGACTATGCAACCATCCAGCGGTATGCACCAGCTGCGAGCTTGGTAGCAATTGCGCCGTAACCGTAGTAGCCAACTTGAACCTGACCTGTTGAGATGAGGTTTGTCTGGAGTGAGAGACGTGGGCTCTCGTACCATGTGTAAGCATCTGGGTTGATGATGATCATTGAGTTGTCGCCTGTACCTGAAAGGTTACGAGCAACGCGGAGGTTTAGTCCGAGTAGGTTTCCACGAACTGCAGTTGCAGTTAGGTCTCCGCCTGCGTTCTGTGGGTTGATTGTCTGCTGGAAGATTGGACGCTTTGCTGTGTCCACGAGTCCCATGAGGACGCCCCATTGTGCAGGTGATACCGCGATGTTTGTCGCGAATCCGAGTGTGTTTGTGTAGATAGATACTGCTGCGTCTGACACGAAGTCTGCAACGTCTGCACCATCTGTGATTGAACGGTTTCCACCGTCTGTTCCGCCTGCAATAAGTGCTGAACCTACTGCTGCATCCGTTGCCTTTGCGTATGCAAACTCCATCTGACGAACGAGTTCAGCAAAGAATGCTGGTGATGAGCGGTCAAGTAGCTCGAGGCTAAATGTTTGCTGACCGATGAACTTCTTAACGTCTACTGAGACGAATGCTGCGTTCTGGTCTGTTTCTGATGGTGTTCCGCCTTCAGCTGCGATTGCAACTGTTGGAGCAACTGTGATCTTAGGGATTTCGAATGTCATGCCTGCATCTGGAAGAGTGCCGCGTGATACGGAATCGATAAGTGGGCGATCTGCGTTTGAGATGCCATTGATGACCTCAGTCAACTGACGTGTTGGGACGAGACCTGCGTTGTCTGTTGTGTCTGCTGCAGCTGCAACATACATGCGAGACTCTTCTGAGCCCAACTTTGCGCGTACTGAGTGCTCGAGATAAGAAGCCTTATCAACGATTGGATTACGAACTGTTGTTGAAATGTAAGGTGCTGTTGCAGCCTTAACTTCAACCTTAGCAGCCTCTACCGTTTCTGCGGCAGGAGCAACTTCTGGAACGGTAGTGTCTGACACTTGTTCTCCTTCTGTGGTTGATTGTGTTTCTTCCTGAGATGTCTCAGAAACTTCGGTTTCTTCTGCCGCTACTTTTGCGACCTCAGCGCCGGGAATTGCGCCGTCTGTGACAAGGCTGACCTCTACGAGATTGGATGACTTAATAGCCATTACCCCATCTTCGTTATCCCATTCTTCAACATCGACGCCAACACTAAAATCTGAACGAAGCCCAGTTGCAGCTTCTTCTAGTGCGTCGTTGCCTGCTGTGGTCTTAGCAATCTTGAATTCTGCAATAATGCCTTGATCGTCTTGCTCGAATGACATGAGTTTGCCCAATGGACGAGTGGTGTCATGCTGCAAAACCAATTTGGTGTTCTTAGCCATGGTGATTGAATCTGGCTTGAACATAGTGCGGCCTGCTGAGGTGTTGCCTTCAGCGTTCCATGAAACGATACGCCCCGCAATAATGCGTGATTCTGTGTCTGCTGCTGTAATAGCAACTGGCATCGTTATCTTCATCGGGTCTCCTTGTTATCGATTAGATCTTCCTCTTCTCGAATCTGCTCGACGCTCATCGCGCCAATTCGATTAAGGATTTCATAAACCTGAGCACGCTGTAGTGCATCAGTTCTTAAGAATTCATCCAATGAGAAACGAATCTCACCAGTTGAAGAGATAAAGTCCGGCATAGATAGACGCTGTTCAATAGCGGCAAGAATTGGCTTCATGGAAAAGTCGATAAGTGAACGACGCTCTGAAACGCTGTTGCTGTAAGTCATGCTGTTAGTTTCTGCGCTAACGAAGTAAGCAGGAAGGTTGCAAGCGCGAGCCAATTCCAACGCGACGTACTGACGAGCCTCGTTCAGCTGTAATTTGGCTGGATCGATGCCCAACGCTTGCAATTCAACATCAGCATTTAAGAACGCTGTTGACTTTGTTAGTCGGGCAGTTCTCCATGACTCGAGAAGCTTAGAAATACGTTCAGCTGGAAGATTGGTTCCGTTTGACTTGAGAACCTGTAATGGGACTGGCTCTTTTGCAAAAGTTTCAGCGGCTTGTTCAAGTGCATGAGCTGCGCGAATAGTCCGGCCTGCACGATTGAGCAATCCTTCATCAAGGCCATAAAAAACTACAAGAGAACCAACGCCTTGAGTTGGAACAGGAGAATCATCAACTGAATAGCCAACGATTTCTGTGTCGTTCTGGTTTAACTTTACAGTTACACGATCTGGAGCAACGCGAGTCCAAGCACGGACACGTCCGGTGTCTCCGTACTGTTCCATTACTTGTCCATAAGCAACGCCATGGAATAGTAAATCTTCAGCAATCCACGCATAGATAGCAGAACCGGGAACGCGTGGATCTGGCTGATTAATTACTGCTGGTGTTGACATATGTGAACCATCGAGCTTTGAATATTGCTCGAGGGGCAATGAAGCAAGGGTTGAGCAGATGATATTTCTAGCACGTGCAATAGTTGGAACGGCCATTGCTTGCTGACGGCTTGCAACTGATTGAGTAAATACGAAAGGATTGAAAGATGCGGTATTGTTAAAAGGCGCTGGCGCTGAAGCCGCGTCGACTGTAACTTCGACTGGCTTAGAAGATGTAAAAATGTCCCGGATTCCCATTGGACATATTATACGCTATTGACTAGACATTAACCTATCTGAATGTCAACTTCTGATTCGGCGCGTGTCGCAAAATGTGTCACCATGGCAGAAGCAACTGCCCCGCAAACTATGCCACTTTGCTTTCGGCCCATAACCCAACCACCATCGCCACGAGTTAACTTCACGGCACTTAAAACCTGACGCGTTAATTCCTCTTGATCCGAATGTGCAAGGCGAGCCGACGAAACGGCCGACACGAACTCGTCGCAACTTTGCTGATATTCCTGACCTGTAATCTCATGGATAGGAATTCCTGCTGGAGCCAATCGAGCAGCTACTGCCGATGCTGTCGACTTGGAATATGCCACTGCATTGACTGGGAACTTGCGAACCCAGAAGGCAATGTCGTTAGCCATTTCTTTATCGTCTAGGTTGACTGGGTTAAACCAAGTATGCAAAAGGCTGACCATAAATCTATCGCCATCGATGCGCTGGCCTGCCACAAGGCTGGCGTGCTTTCGGTCTGGGCTAAGGTCGATAGCCATCCAAGTATCTTTTTCTACCGATAATTGAGGCAGGCCATCAACCTTGCACTTTTTCCATTCGGCTTCTGAGATAACTGGGTTAATCATTGAGACGAATTGACACAAGACTTCGGTTCTAAAGATATCCTCACGATCCGATAACGAATCCTTGATGTTGTCCTCATGGACTGTCCATCCAAGGCTCGGGTTAGATTGATACCAGGCATCCTTGTCGGTTATTTCAGCGCCCGGCTCTGCCGACCATTCGAACCAGCCAATCGAATCGTCTGCCCCTTCACTAGCTGCAAGGCCACGCTCTCTGAACTT